AAACTTTGCCGTTCCGTTACCTGTAACAATATCAGTGCCAGTAGAAGCGGTTGTTATTTTACCGCTACCTTGTAGGTATATGTAATTGTTAACCATATCCAACGTATAAGAAGTGATACCTGTTGGGAAATCAAACGCTTGACCTAAAGTGATAGTAATCTTATCACGCTCTTCGTTACCTACGTTAACCGTAGCGTCAGTAGAAACCACAACATCAGTAATCAAATACTTTTTATTGTTGATAGCACTTGGCATGCCGCTTAGGTATAGATATTTACCAGACTTAACGATACCAAGTAAGTTATCTGCAGTATCAATATTCGTAGAGATAACACCAACACCGTTTACGTTAGACAATGTCAATTTAGCCACTGGGGTAGAAACTGACCATGATGTATTTGCGTTGGCAACTTGTGCAGTGCCAGTCAACTCTAACTGAACAAAACCAGTCGGTGGTGAAACAGAGATAGCAGCAACTTCGCCGATCAACGTTCCTGCAGAATTATTGATATAAGAACCAACTGGGGTGTTAGTTGAGAACGCTGCAGCAGTGGTACCATAAACATACTTACTGTTAACTAAGAATTGAGTAATGGCGTTTGTTGCTGAGGCAGCACCAAGTGTACCAGTGCCAGCAACTGAACCATTATTCTTGATAATTGTTACAACAGTAGCTGTTACTGTTTCAACGATACCGATTACGTTAGCTGCAGTGCCAACTGTACCTGAAGTAGTTGCAGTTGTATATAATAAATCACCTACTTGCAATTTCTCGATAGGACTTTGACCAGAACCAGTGCCGTCCCACTTGAATCCACCGCTACCTGTTGCAGTAAGCGTAAATTTGCCTGCAGATGGTACATTATCAGCAGATATCGTGTATGCTTTAACTCCAGAACTAAATGCACCAAACACATTGGTTAAAAAGTATGAGGTGATAGTACCTGGACCTGCGACAGCATCAATATCTGTTGCAAGTACGTTACCTGCCTGTAAAACAGTTCTATCATCAATACCAACAATATTTGTTGTGGGTTCAGTGGCATTGTTAACCAAGTTTTGAATAGCAAACATAGATAACTTCTGCAAATCAATCACTGGACTTACGTTAGGGTTAGCTGTTATCAACTTAGCAATAGCTGTAACCGATGGTTTCTTAACAACTACATCACCGCTGTTTGAAAGAATTTCTTCGTTCTCGTAGGATCTGATAATCTTTCTAGCACCGAATGAGAAGTCTGTGTTCTGAGACAATGGTTGATAACCAGTTAAAGAACCATCTTGAGACATTGCCTGAATAGTCCAATCAACTTTTGTGTCAGTTGGAGAAATAGCATCTGCCTTTAAATATAAAGCATCAACAAATAATTGACGAGAAGCACGGACACCACTTCCACCGTAGTTACCTTTAATTAGTAGTGCAAGACCAGCAGCCACAGAAGCAGCTGGTAGACCATCAGCCCCAGTAATTAATATGTTTGGACTAGATAATCCATTTTCATCGATGTACTCATCTTGAGTTTGTATTCTAATACAGAAAGAATCTAAGTCAATACCATCTGCAAGAACTTCATGATCACCATTCAACAAATCGGCTGGGATACCATATGAGCTGCTACCAGTGCCGTAGTACTTTAACTCTTGCGTATCTACGTTTGTGAACATTTGCACATTCTCGATTAGGACGATATCGCCAGCAGTAAATCCATGACGTCTGTGGTGTACACGAATTATATCATTACCTGGACTAATCTCGAATGGATTGTCTAACAGCGTCACCGACTTTGGAGGTTGAGTCTTAAATTGAACCTGTGCCACAGTGTCAGTCACAAAGTCTGCTTTATACAAGCGGAACTTCAAGTCCAACAATGGGTTAATTTCAAATTCTTTACTGTTCTGTGATAGGTATAGAGAGCCAGTTAGTGGTTGCGCAGTAACCGAGTTTCCAGTAACTACGTCATCTTTACCGATTTCAGAAACAAAGATTTGGCATCCTGGTTCGTCAGTCTTAACGACCAAAGCATACGACTCATTATCTTGTAAATAGATTGGAGCTTGAAAAGTAAAACGTGTTGCAACAGATCCATCAACAGATGTCAAAATCTGACTAGGCAACTTTGTTATAACGGAGAATGGAACAATCTTCGTTGAAGGGACATCCAAGTTTGTGTTTCTAATTTCAACAGTAACTGGACGACTACCAGCCTCAGAAAAGTACAAGTCAACATGAGTTACAAACGCACCACCCAATGCACTAATAGTGAAGGTTTGAGCAATTGGGTCATGACCACGACGTGGTGGTCTTGGTGTTCTATCGATCTGATAAAGAACACGTGTAGAAGTAGAAACACGACGAGCAGGAATTGCTTCGTACACACGGTCACGAACAAAGTTAGCTGTACGACTATTAACAATAGTACGTTCTTTAGAAAGAGTTACGCCAGTGGAGAAATATGTAATAGTTCCCTGAGAGTCAAAGTCTGCATCAGAGTTACTAAGGTTATCTGTCAACTTAAAATCTTTCTCGCCAGTTCTAAACTTCATGGTATCAGTGTTTGGTAGATAGAATACACCAAACGCATTACCAGCCTCATCAGATCTAATTCCAGCACCAAGAGTTGTCATAACTGGAAGAGTTCCAGCCGTTGTATTACCATTAATACCTGTGATCGTCGCACGATTTCTAGTAGAACCAGTGAAGGAAACATTTCCAGTAACCGATTCACCGATAGAGAAACCATTCTTAATGTTAACGACATGCATGTCTTGCACTAAAGGATCAACACCATTAGTGTCAAAACTATCAACTAAGCCATCGGCAATAACAACACCAGATGCACGTAGTCGGAATAACTTACCACCATCAGTACCTCTGTATGCTAGCTTATTGTATGCATCGAACGGAGCAATTGTTTTACCATCTAAACTAACCAAAGTTACTGTAGTTCCACTAATTGCAGAGATCTTAAATACTCTGTTATTCATTTGCTTTGATGTCAATAGTGAACGATTAATAGATGTAAACTGTTGTCTGGTTATTGGATCGTAAGTAACGATGTTACTTAAAGCACCCGCACCCATGTTATAAATCTGAACATGATGCCCAACACCAAGACCAGTTACGCTATTCAATGTTAGCGAGAAAGATGGTAAACCTAGTGGGTTTACTGCGGCATCAATATGAGTTAATGTTTGAATTGTTGCAGGAGTATGTGCACTGTTTGTAATAACGTCACCAATCTGGAACGCTGGCTCAGCCTGAGATCGATATGTTCTTGCAGAGTCTGTTGCAACAACAAGATTTCTAACAGACTCTAAATCGAATTTCATAAAAGTTGCGCCAGAAGCACGTGTCAACTTAAATACATCTGCTTGTTGACAAACAGAAGTTACTGCCTCATCATCAAAGAATGCATAAAACTTAGTCATTGGCTTTAAGTTTTGCGCTAAGAAAGTTACTGGACGTGCTCTCATGAACTCGGCAAACGAGATGTCTACAACTCTATCACCATAGTCGATTTGGTTAACACTGCTCTGTAAAGAAGTCTGTATACCAGTACGAGAAGTTACACCAGTATCAACTGTAGTTGTTGTTTCGTATCCAGTTGTTACCCAACCACGAGTACTTTCCGAGTTTGAAGTGCTAGATGAAGAACCTGTCCATTGAGTTTGCCATGCGCCCCATTGAGTACCAGTAACCCCCAATGTGTCTGCCATAAACTTTATAGCATCGAAGTTGTTATCGTCTGTTACAACTAAGTCTGGACGACGATCAGTATCTTTCCAGTTATCACCTTCTGGGACTAAAGTAATTTCACCTTTAAACGCTGCAACCTTATATGGGTTAACGTCAATAGTACGTGTGCCATATGGGTTGAATACAGTTAAGGAAGTTGTGTATGGGACAGTAATAATGTCGCCAGTCTTTTGATAACTCTTAGAAAAACGTTCGTCAGATGATGTAACGTCTTCAACAATATCTAAGTTATCGGTAAAGTGCATCGGGCGCAACTCACCCTTAGCTGAGTCTACCGCAATACGGTAGTCAATGTTTTTAACATCGCCGATACCATGTCCAGTAAATTGATCAACGATAAAACCATTCTTGAAACGGTCAAGACCTGTGACTCCATCCTTAATTGCTAGAGTGCTAGTTTCTTGCTCTAACAGTGTTAGAGAAACGTAGTACTCAAGATTAGAAATACGCTTTTCCAAACCACCGATATCACGCATGGTGTAACGGCGATTGTCTCTTCCAAAGATACGAATCTCTCTAAATGATTTTGTAAACGCTGGGATAGCGACAGTTGCAAGAACCATACCCTCTTTAGGGTCTTGTGGGTCTTTAGGTTGCAATGCAGGAATACCTTGGATAACAACGAAACGACCAGTAGAGTCGATAACCAATTTGTCAATACGTGGCAAATAGTAAGCGATGCTGGTGTTAAAATCTTCACCGATCTTTGGTAGCTCTGGATTGAAAGTATTTGTTCCACTAATAACTGGACGATAGTCTAACACATCATGCAGATAAATTGTAGTTGTCTTACCATCAGTACCACGAACTGGGAATGATGGAATGCTACCATAAGTGAAGTAATTATTAGCGTTGGCTATTACACCAGCATATGAATCTACAGAGAAGTAGTTACCTGAGCCAGTATGCTCAAAGTAATCATATGTAATTTGAATAGCGCCAGAAGGTGGGGATACGTTAGGTAACAATGAAATAGAAGCAGCTTGATAATGACTTACACGCTGTCCGTCATCAAAGACATATTTGTCTAGAATACTTACTGAGTTAGCAGAGATGTAAGCATCATAGTTACCTGGATTCACACGAATGTCAACGATACGTAAAACGTCAGCATGAGGTAATGTCAAGATTGCTTCGTTGACAACCTTTCTTCCTGTGAATGTTGCTGTTTGATTTAATTGCAGCGACTTAGTCTTTTCTCCAGCTGGAACACCACGTTGTAAAATACTTGTAATAAGAGTATATTGGGTGTTATTAGATAGAGAAGCAGAAATAGTTACAGTTTGTAACGAAGTATCTAATGTAATGTTGCTAGAAGTTAAGTTAACAAAGACTTTACCGACAGTTGCAAACAAAGTATAGTTAGAAAGGTCTTGAGCAGACTGGAAGAATTCAGAAGGATTCGTTAGCGTAACACTCCAAATACCTGATTCACTTGTTGAAGTGGTAATGGTACGACGAACAGTTTGAATGCTAGACTTAACGGTATCATTACCATCAGCATCTTGCCCACGCAATGTCTTTAATGTTTTAAATGCAGACGGGAACACTAGAGAATCATAACGTGCGTCTTGAATAGGTGCACGGAATATTGATAGAACACCAGTTCTATTTGTACCAACATAGTTCGCAGCCATTACTAAAGCAATATTTGAAGGAACGCCAGTCGCCAGAGTTGGATGCACTACACCAACTGGTGTACCATCAACATAAAGCATGTCGCCTTCTTTAACTTGTTCAGTGAATAGTGTACCAATACCAGCAACGTTAGGGCTACCATTTGTTACAGTACCCGCACCAAGTAGTTGATAACGTTCGCCTACTAAGTCGCAGGTAAATACATCAGTTCCTGTAGTCGCACCAGCAATAGACTTAACATATTTGGAAAAGTCATATCTATTACCGCTAGTTGGTTCGATATCCATCTGAATATCAAACAAACCTAATTTGAATTCTGTAGCATCTGAGGCATAAGAGCCAGAGCTAAGTTGGAATGCTTTAACACGAGCAGTACCGACCTTGTCACCAATTGCTGGTGGAGTACCGTCAACGTAAGTAGTAGTTACTGTAGTTCCGTTAGATATTTTACGTGGAACATCGTAGAGATATACAGTTTGGAAAGTAGAAATACTTGGATAACCGAATACATTGTTTACAGTCACAAAGTTACCAATTGGTGTTGCAATTGGATAGTCTTCTTCACGAATAATATGACCACCCTCATCACCAGTGATAGTATTTTCTCTGGCTTTGTTGAATGGAATAAATTGTGTAGCTGTTACTTCAACTTCAAAACCTTGGATATATGCTTTACCTGGATCTACAGCAACAACAAATTTATCATCATCGCCATAAATTTGATCAGCAACAATTACAGAATCAGTTGGAGTAGGTGGATAAACGCCATCACCATTGGTATTCAAATGTTCACGAGCATTTAGTTTGAACTTGTTTACTTCATAATCACCAGACTGGTCGTATGTACGACGAGCCAAAGTTTTTTCTAGTTCAGCATAAGATGCTTTTTCAATCTTGTTCTGAACACGACCCTGAACAACACGCAACAATTCAATGAAACGAATGTCATCGGTAGAATCTAGTGGTAACTTAACTAAAGATAAAGAGATCTTGTAACGGTGTGCACCTGGAGCAGCGTAGTTAGTTGAACCCTGTGAGTTATCTGATAGTGATGGTTCTTCTTCTGGAGTTACGATAGATTCTGTAACTTGGAAACCAACACGAAACGATGGAGTAGTAGTAAAACGTCCAACATATAAGTGCATCTCTTGGTTCTTAACGAAATAACCATCGATGTAATAAACACCAGCTTCAACTTCAACAGCAAAAGAGTAACCAAGTACATCAGATATTGAGTTGTTTGCGTAAGTTGTAGCAGAGACACCGTTGTCACCAAAAGACTTAACAGTAACAAAAAGATCTGAAGGTTGATCGGTTATAAGACGATAGTTGTTTGCAACGGTGTTATCGGCTGCAAAAGCAACAATAGTTTCGCCTGGGATAAAACGCTTTACTGTGCCTTCGTCTCCACCTGGAGTTTCAACTTTAAAGTAAAGCGTTGGGATATCAATATTATCGACAACGCATTCACACTCAGAGGTATCAATAACAAGAGCTTTTACGCCAGACTCAACACCAGTAACAATCTTATTGACAAACTGAGGTAAGTAATTACGAACAGTTTGAGATAAGTATACGTTATCTAACTTGGCAAAGTGAACACGGTTATCTACGTTAACAGAACCTGGAACAACCAACGAACCATTCTTAAATATGTGGTCACCGAAACGACTCACTTGTTTTTGTAGAATAGTTTGTAGTTGTGTCAGTTCACGTGCTTGTACAGCATATCCAGGTCTGAACAAGATGCGAAGATAATCGTTATCTTCGTTAAAATCATCATAATACGGTGCAACGTTAAAATTGATAGCCATTCTGTTTTCTCTTAGTTATTGATCCACTAACAATATTTATTTTACATTTCAACGATGATCTTAATGTCTTCGATCTGATCACCAGCACGGTTAATAGGACGACGGTTTTCAACGTAAATAATATCACCGCTGTCTGCAACCACATCTGGGTCAGCAATCGCAGTAATAGTACCAGTAGCTCCACTAACAGAACCAGTTATGGTTTCAGCAACTTGGAACAAACGACCAGTAGTAGTATTATTCGAGTCAACTCTAGTTTGAATATAACGTAAAGTCTTTGGAGTAGAACCCGTGTTCAAAGAAACGATACGACCTTTAGCGCCAGTAGTTCCACCAGAAATTTCTTCATCGATAGTAAACGTACCGCTTGTTGCAGTGTAACTAGCAGTTCTATTAGAAATTAAAGTCTGTGAAGAAGATACAACGGCAGTGCCAAAGTTGTATGGGTCACGAATTAAACAGATACGACGATAGTCGTTATCGATAGGGAAGTCACCAGCGCCATCATCATATTCTAAACGAACGTTCATCATAACATAAAAGCCACCCAGTTCTTCAACAGCGTCTTTACCATGACCACCCTTTGGTGAAATGATAGCGCTTGCTGTAGCATTATCAGCGCCAGTTGCTGGTGGTCCGATAACGATACGTGCCCATGTATAACCAGATCCTGGATTCGTTACGTTAATGCGAACAATACGGTTATTGGAATCACGTGTAGCAGTTGCGGTAGCACCGTTACCATCACCAACAACAGAAACCGCAATAGTACCTTGCTCAGCTGTATAGTTAGTTCCAAAGTTAGTAACAATCACGTTCTCAATAGAACCGTCAATTGCTGCTTGCTCAATCAAGAATTGACCATAGTAAGCATCTGTAGATCCTGGTGTTGTACCCAATGTTTTAATTGGAACAAAGTCTGTAGAAACAAACTTCAAAACGTCGGCTGGAGCAACAGTATACATATACTTCCAAACGTAACCGTCAGAAGTTGTAATAACAGAAGTAGAAGTGCCAGTTGGTTTTGCTGTAGATGAAATCACCAAACCAGTTGCTGGGTTAATGTTACGAATACATTTATACACGTTGTATTCATCGGTAATAACGTAGAAGTTAGCATCAAACAAAGAAGCAGGTGCAGTTGCTGCGCCAGAGTCTAAGTTTACGCCAGTAGTAATACCGTTATAGTCATGACGATAGATGTCGTAGAATTTACCAGATGTCCAATTACGACGAACGACAGCTAGAGATACGTCTGTAGATTGAATGCGCTTTAGTGCAAGCATATCGTCCCAGTTGTAATATTCGTCGCCTACGGTATCGTATGGTGTGTCTGGTGAGTTTTCGTTCGTCCATGATTGGGGTCTTCCGATACCCAGATAAATTTTAGTATCTGCGGCTTCAGAGAACCCTTCTTTGAACGACTGCGCATTATGAATGCGAAATTTATTTGTAATAATTGCAGCCACTTGTGTCTCCTATTTCTTTTCTTGGTTTATGCAGCAGATTTCAGGATATCGATATACGAACCTACTGCGAAATTAGTTTTCTTATTCTTTCTATTTATGATGTCGTAGACAGTAACATGTGCAAAATCTTTGATTTGCGTGTCGCCAGACGATTCCATAAATTCTAACAAATGAGCATCAGCGCTCTCATTCAACAACGAATCGCCGTTCTCCAATAATATACCTTCGTTGTTCCAGTACGCCCTGTTAGGGTTGGGGTACTGATCATCCCATGCTCCAGTAAAGCCAGATGGGTATTCTTTATTTAGTTTCGCTGGACCGATGTATTGTAACTCAGCTGTACCATTTACAACTGTTCCAGCGGTATGAGTGGGCGCAGTGGATCCAGTTGTTCCAGCAACCACAACTTCATATGCCTTGTTATCGTAATTAACTACTTGTTTGGTCAATAAACTTGTGGTAGATGTCCAGGTAACACCAATGTATGTAGTTCCTGGAATTACTGATAACGAACCTTTAGTTCCATATACGTATGGAGCAAAACCAAATTTTCTCTGCTCTAGGAACGACATACTTGTTCCAGTTGGTTTAAAGGAAGCTCTTGATTGGACACGAACTTCCATTTTCTCTGTAGTTTGTTCTCCAGTGATAGGGTTTACGCTAACCATTGGCATTATTGATGATGAGAAGTTTGATCTATACAAGAACTGAGACTGATGGTCTGTTTGTATCTTAAAGTTTGGTAGACGGAATTGTAAACTTACAAAGTCTGTACTTCCACGAGTTTGCGGTAGAGGTGAGTCTAACTCAACAGTAAAGGTAACTGGATCTAAACTAAAGTCTACCGCAGTAACTACACCAGAACCAAATCCGTACAACTGAGAGAAAATAAACTGAGTACCTTCTGTAACTATCATACCAACAGTTAATTCATTTGTCCACTGCGCTCTGGCTGCTCTTCCAGTAATAACAGTGGCACCTGCCAATGCAGCATCAATAACAGTGTTAATGTTTACGCCAGCCTTGTATCTGTCTTCTATCAACATGAACTCACCATTCTCAAGCATTAGATTGTCTAACTCAACGTTACCTGGAACCACTTCAACAATTATGTTGGCAACTGATTTGTCATTAGGGATATTTGGATATGACCCTCTGTCACTAATGGTTGACCCATTCTCGTATAGAAGTTTTCCACCATCTTCAAGTAAAATGTCTCCATCGGAATAACCCATATTCACTGAAGACTGTAGACCAAACACGATCTCTTTAAATGATGATGGCGACATCTCAAGTAAGTGAATTGTGTTTAATGGTAATTCTGGTATAATAACTGGAGGCAGCATTTCAGACTGCAGTATACGCATACTTGGTGCTGGTTTAGATAGTTGCAGTTGCTTTAAGAAGCGACCGCCATCTTCTAATAGCAAGTTATTATCTTCTCCAATTGCAAGACCGTCACCGTCTTCTATTGCATCTTCAAGTTTAAGAACATCGGCATCACTGAACGAAGGAACAAAGTCCTCCAAACTAATAATGAACTGCTCTTTTCTTACGTCTGGATTTCTACTCTTAGCATGAGTATCATCTTTTTCCATACGGAAGAATCCATAGGTTTCGTTTAGTATATGCTCTGGGAAAAATATTGATTGTTGATCTTCAGCAACAAACTTATATCCAGTTTCAGTTAATAGACTTCTACCTTCTTCTCCGCTTTGCTCTGTTACCAAAATTGATCCATCTTCAAATAACAGATCGTTTCCATCTTCTAGCAATATAACAACTCTACTACCACCTTCTAATTCTAGCGTAGTTTTTATGTCAGAGTTCTCAATCAATAATCTATTGGATGGAGTTTGCCAGTTACCAATAGCCAAAGTCTGAACATTTAAGTTTAAGTTAATGATGTTGGTGAGAATAGCTTTTTCTTGGTTCATCAAACGCATTAACGCTTGTACTTGATTTGTTAAGCTAACTTCACCGAATAATGCAACACCAACTGGGTGTAATAATTTCTTAACAGCATCACGATAATTTTTAACTGACTGTCCGATACGAATAACGTATGAATAATCTTGGTAATAGAAACTATCTTGCAGTTTCTTAGATCCGTCTGAAATTTTACCGTCTGAGTTTGTAAAGTTACCAGAATTAACACCAACAGCACCAATACTAGCAACTAAGCCAGCTACTCCACTGTCTACGACACGAGCAGTTGCGTTACTAGTGCTACCAATTAGAACGCTGTTCTTATTGAACACACCAGAACGTTCTCCGATTAATGTATTGCGAACGAAACTAATTGCACCGTTAGTGACCATTAATTTCACTGATCCATTATTTTGAACCCCACGAATGTGAGTAGGTGGACTTGTGCCCGTAGAACCTAGAGTTATAACTTCATATACTACGCCATTGTAGTTAATTATAGTTCCAACTTTATATTGTGTTGAAGCTGTCCATGTGCTACCAACAGTGAATCTATCAAACTCTTCTGTCAACAAAGTACCGCTGCCATCTTCCATCAAAATGGCTTGCCTTGCACTGGCTGGGAAAAGTCTTACCATTCCTGTAGAAGCTGTATATGAAACAAATGTGCCTGTCGCAGTAGATTGCGATTCTATAAGCAGTTTGTCGCCCGACTCTAGTAGTAACTCGTCACCATAAAGTTCAGTAGATAAAGATTGGCGTGCAAGAGTAATTGTCTCGCCAGCAACAAAAGATCCGTTTATGTTATCTACAAGTAAAGGTGCGGTTGCAGATAGTTTAGCTGTATCATAGTAATATCCAAAGTCAGTAATGATAGCTTTAGAAACGGCACCAATATCATTACTTGTTGCAATAAGTTTTACTGTACCCTGTTTACGCTGGGCACCTATATTTAAAGACTTATCTGCCCATAGAGTTTGCTTTTTATTTGGCTCGGCAAGTGTTCCAACTATACCAAATACTTGAGGAGAACGATACGTAAAGGTATAACTGTCTATAATAGAATTAACGTTAAATGTTCCATCAACAATTCTATTAACTGAACCATTAATGATAATCTGTTGACCTTCTAATAACTCATGAGTGAATTCAGTTGTAACCGTAACAATATTGCTATTAGCTTGGGAGAACATGGACGTGATAAAGTCCGTCATCACAAAAACTTCAGGTAAGCTGTTGTAATGCTTACCTTTCTTTAACATTCGAATTGCCTTAATTGAACCGTAAAGGTTATTAACTACGGCAGGTGCTGTAAAATCATAATTATCATTGGCATCAGTTTTGTAAATACGATACTGTTCTAATGATGTTGCAGTGCCGTTCTCGTTGGTTAATTTTGATGATGCTTTACCCACATACTTAAGAAGTGTAGTTCCACTTCCATATGTGCCATATGTGTGAACTGGTCCAGTTGTACCAAGATTACCATTAGATACTACAAGATAACTTCTACCCTTATATGCGAATTTAGTTCCTGTGGTAACAAAGGCAGATGGCACAAAACGAACTGCAGACTCTAATAGTATGGAACCGTAATCAACCTCTGTAACTTCAGCTACTGCACTTTCAACGGAAGAAGTTCCACCGAAACCAGCATTATTATTGTTGAATAAAACAGGTTGTCCTACATAGTGACCAGAACCACCATCCGCTACATGAATACTATCAACACTACCTGTTGAAACTGTACTAATCTCTCCAGTAAAGTCAATACCGCTACCTTCATCAATATTGATTGGATATCCAGTGTCGTAATACTTACCTTTATCCAAAACAGCAATATTGTTGATGATAGGAATTATAAAAATATTAACATCCTCACCAGTAACAGTACTCTTTCCTCTAATAATTTGATTTGTTTGGAACTCACCAATAATGCTTGTTGAACTTAACGTAATCTCTGTTACTAACTGAGTGCCTACGTTATATTTGATAACTGCCTCTACACGTGCTTGTGCACCGAGATCGCCGAAACCAGTTGAGTCTTGAAAAATCAATTCTCCAACAATGTCAAACGAATCCCCAACTACATCATAACCACGCATGATTGTACTTTGATCCCACTTACCATCAGAAGCTCTCAACATGTCTACTTTTGGATAATAGATTTGTTGAGGAACCTCATTAAACATTAATCTGAATAAAAGGTCATATGACTTTGGCGTACCTTTGGCTAAGTAAAGTTCCTTAGCATGTTGTAACATAAGTCTGCGATCGCCGACCATGGTCTTTGGCATCAATGCCATAAACTGATTAGCAAAATACTCTACATACTCATCTAACGTTGAATCTGCGCTGGCTAGGTTTTCTAAATCTCTAAGTCTGTAATTAGTTTCCAACCACTCATAGTATGCTTCTAAGAAGTTAATAAAATATGGGTGGTCTTCTCTTACAAACTCTGGGAGTTGTTTACCTACAACGGTAGATACTTTTGCTTTTACCTTAGCCATTTATATTACCTGTTAGCTGTAAAGATGTAGTTACTTCCGCTAACAAATTCACCAGAGGAAATTTTGTCAACGATTGGGTATACTAACAGCTTATCTTCAGCAATAGTTATTAATTGATTTCGTACAGAGATAACGTCATAAGATGATGGTTCAATAACGAAAGTGATTATATTGTTTACCGCTGCAGCAATATTAATACTTCCAACAATAATCTTACCGTTTACGTAGTCAATAGTTCCCGCATTATTGTTACTGTATATTTTTGTACCAGATGATGACAGATAATACATTCGTAATTTACCCTGAGTGTCATCATCAAAGAAGAAAGTGTTTGTGTTTCCTGCTACAGTAAACCCAGTGGAGTTTACGTTACTACCTGCTGTACTTCCTGGCTCATTATAGATCGGGTTGTATAAATTGATAGTATATGAAGATTCAAAATTATAATTAGGTTCTAAGTCATAACTTAATTTAACTTTAACTACGCTGTTAGTGATAGCTTGTTCTGAAGTATCAATCAATCGCTGCAACTTAGACAATCTGAACACAGAGTCAAAGTTTTTAATGTCTGTATCATTATAGTCTGCAATACTTTGACGAACAATAGAGGTTAACCCGTCGGCAGAGTAACGTGTCTTCAATGGATTGAAATAGAAAGAAACATCCAAGAGAATCTTTAAATATCTTGGATCTACAATAGTAGGAGTAATAGAAACTACATTGCGTGAAGATAGTAATTCATCTGTTACATAATTTTTAGCAGCTTGTGATAAAACTGACCCACTTAGTGGCTTAATGCAAATAAAGACTTTACCATAGATAGGTGGATCATTTTCTTCACCACCCCATACAGAAATAGTTTCTGTATTAGGATACAATCTAGGAATTAGTGTTTTATAATCTTCTGCGGTAACAGTTCTATTTTGTGCAGCGAATTGTTTTGGTGCATTAAAACGAATGCTATCATTTGTTTCAGGATCTGATCCATTACCAGCTGCCTGAACAGTTAGTATTGAAGTTGTTCCACCCGCAGTAAACCCTTGGTAATTAAATATTCTGGCACCGTTTGCGCTATTACCTTTAGAGATAAAGTAGTCAAAGTTTACAACATTACCTACAGACGGTTTGTATGAAACGATGTTATCACCAAAATACACTTCATACAACCCCTCTTCAATTTCTTTGGTATAATAAACTCTACTTGCTGCAACTGAATCTGCAACAGAGGTGTTTAAATTGTATGAAGTGTATGTACCGACTTCAGCTGACTCTTGTACACGAACTACAAGAGTAGACATGTCAACATCAGCGTTTGGAATAATATAACGCACATTATCTGCAACGACATACCTATATGTCATTGGTCTACCTTCTGTAATTATTACATTCTTAAATACATATGTGTTAAGAGAGGATCGTGCTGCAGTATAACTACTTCTTGTGTAAAAAACAACACCAGTCGATGCTCCCGATGCATCAGTCACACTAGCTTGAAGTGGTTGATTCGATGGTAAGGTTACTGTGGCAGGATTATTAGGAACATTTGATAGAGTTATATCAATAATAGCTGAAGATGAAGTAATAGATTTTGGCGTATAACCCATTAGCGCAGAAATAGAAGCAAGGCTACTACGCTTAGAAGCAGAGTCTAAAAACATTTCGTTAATGGCTAAGTTTGTATACAAAGCATTGTAGTGTGTATTATATGCCAATACATCCAACAGAATACTCATACCTGCGCCATCAAAATCATAATCAGAGAATTGATTTTGCCCTCTTAGGTAGTTCTTCAGGTTAGACTTAATGTTATCAAAGTCTAACTCGTTTACCTTAATTCGATTGTTATCTATTGCCATTATCGTGTTCTCTCTAGAGTTACCTCTACCGTCTGCTGGGTA